TGCAATCGCTGTAGCTAACAGACAAAAAGAATATGGAAGTATAGCTTCGCAAATAGAATTTATTACAGAAAAAGGATTAGAAGCATGGAAAACAAATGTCCAAGCAATCAAAACAAAATATCCAAAGGAGAGTGAATAATGGCTTTTACTACTCTTACAAGTTCGGCTTATACAACTTTAGATGCAACTAAACTTACAGGAAATTTGCCTGCAATAAGTGGTGCTAGTTTAACTGGGATTAGCACTGGTAAAGTTTTACAAGTGGTAACTGAAAAACAATCAACACAAGTAGATATTAGTTCAACTTCTTATAGTAATGTTTTTAGTAAAAGTATTACACCTACATTAAATACAAGCAAAATATTAGTGTTAGTATCTGGTGGTAGATGGGCTATGTATTCTTCTAATACTTATGAAGGTTTCTATTCAGTTCGTAGAGATTCAACTGAAATTATGCATGGACTACAAGTTATTAGAGAAATAGGAAATAATATAGCTTCAGGTACAGTTTCGGTTTCATATTTAGATTCACCTTCAACAAGTAGTTCTGTTACTTACAGTTTAGACGCTAAATCAACAAACTCTAGTAAAACTGTTTCTGTTTGTAATGCTATTTCACCAATTACAATGACACTAATGGAAATAGGAGCATAATGACTAGAACAAAAATTTCAATCGCTTTAGAAAATTTAAACGCAAGAGAATTTGTAATTAAAGGAGAAGTTACAAATGAAGATGAATATAATTCCAATGTTAAATGGGTAGTTGCAGATAATAATGGTTATGCTGTTTATGGTACTAAACCAAATGATATGCCTAATTGGACAGCAGTAAAAGAGGAGATGGATAAATTATGAGTTACATAGGCAGAGGTATTGACCAAATAGATAACATATCAACTTTAGATAATTTATCTTTCAATGGAAGTGACGCAACATTTAATCTAACACAAAACTCAGTAGCTTTTGTACCAGTAAGTGCAGACGCATTACAAATTCAAATTGATGGTGTAATACAATCTGGCAACTATACTGTTAGTGGCTCTACTGTAACTTTTGATTTTACTCCTAGTGGTAGTTCAGTATGTAATGGTATTAAACATTTTGGGGTTGGGGTTTTAACGACACCAAGTGATGGCTCAGTTAATATGGCACAGCTTGGAGCAAGTGGAACAAAATCAAGTTCAACTTTCCTTGCAGGAGATAATACTTTTAAAACTGTTTCTGGTACTACAATAAATAACAATGCAGATAACAGAGTTATTACAGGTAGTGGCACAGCGAATACTTTAAATGGCGAAAGCACACTTACTTATGATGGAACACAATTAGTTTTAACAGATGCTACTGAAGGAACAGATAACCTACTTGTAAAAACAACAGCAGATGGCTCAATTTCTATGGCTCTTGAAAAATCAGATTTTAAATTTGATGTAGGATTAGACCATAACAACGATGGAAGCCAAAACTTTTACATTAGAGAAAGACATCAAGGAGGTAGTAATACTAATGCTGTAAGAATGATGATTGATAGTTCTGGTAGAGTTTTTGTAAATACAACAAGTGCAGTAACAGGAGAAGGTTATTTACAAGTTAGAGGTAGCACAAACCTTAGTGCATGGATGGTTAATTCTAATGGAATGGTTGCTTTAAGATTTTTTAATGCAAGTAACTCTGGTGTTGGTGGAATAACTATTAATGGAAGTGGTACAGTTTATGCAACTTCTTCAGATTACAGACTTAAAGAAAATGAAGTAGCTATATCTGATGGTATAGAAAGATTAAAACAACTTAAACCTTACAAGTTTAATTTTAAAACTGAGCCAGATACAACAGTAGATGGTTTCTTTGCACATGAAGTTTCATCAATAGTACCAGAAGCAATTACAGGCACTAAAGATGAGGTTGAAAAAAATGAAAATGGTACAAATAAATTAGATGATGATGGAAATACTATTCCTAAACATCAAGAAATTGACCAATCAAAATTAGTTCCTTTACTTACAAGTGCCTTACAAGAAGCAATAACAAAAATAGAAACTCTTGAAGCAAGAGTACAAGCATTGGAGAGTGAATAATGGCACAGACATTTTTAAATTTAGCACAAGGAGTTACAGGTACTTTGCCTACAAGTAATTATGTTCAAGGTGGTATTACTGAAGCTGACCAATGGAGAATAACATCTGACCATTCTTTTTCTGGTAGTTATTTTATTACAGCAAATTGGGAAAGAGATGATTTTAATTTTAGTAAAATTGGAACTGGACTTAGTGAATCATCAGGTGTTTTTAGTTTTGCAAATACAGGAATATATCACATACAAGCAAACTTTTTTTATCAACCAAGTGGTAATGACCTTACTTATGCTGGTGGTGAAATTTTTCTTACTTCTGATAATTCAAGTTATAATGCAGATACAGAAGGTTATGCATTTATACATAATGGTATGAGTGGAGATACTGAACACGCAAATATAACTATTTCAACTATCTTTGATGTAACAAATGTATCTACACATAAATTTAAAATTAGAGGAACTGTATCAAATACCGCAACTATAAAAGGTCATTCAACAGTTAATAAATCATATTTTACAGTTTTTAGATTAGGTGACACATGATTAATCCTTGTCCTGATTGTGGTGCTGAAAGTAAAGCAGATTGTAAGTGTCCTGATGAATGTGAGAGCTGTGGTGCATAATGGCTCAAGTAGATATAAATTTAAAAAACCTAGTTATAATTTTAGGTTTACTAGGTGGCTTAATAGGTAATGTATTTTTTGTAGGTAAACTTTTTAATGAGTTTGAATTACTCAAAGATGATGTTGAAACAGTGCAAGAAAATCAAAACGTCATTCAACTTAAACAAGAATTACTAGAACTTAAATATAAAATAAAATCTTTAAGACTTGAGATTGATGGAGATTACAGAGAATAATGTTTAAAATATTTGTTATGATCTGTATGCTTAATGTAGGTGAATTAGATCAAACACTATGTTTTAAAAGTGAAGTACCTTTAAACTTTAACGATAATGTAGAATGTAATTTAGCAAAAAACAATTTAGCTAATTATCTTGATGCAGATTTAAAAGAAAGAAAATTAACAGTTATATTTAGATGTGGTAATCAAGGGTCTAATGTCTAATTGGGAACAACAATACACACAGATAACTAAAACTCTTGATGAGATTAAATGTGATGTTCGTGCTAACAAAGAAGAAGTTTCTAAATTAAAAGAAGAAATGGCTACCGGTCGAGGAGCATTAAAAGCTGTTGCTTGGATTGGATCTATTATTATTATTATCTTTACAACTTTGAAGCTTTTTAATTATAACAGTTAAATGAAATTCAAAGGGCATAAAGTCCTTGTCATTGGTGATACCCATGACAGTCCACATATACCTCAGAATAGGTTTCATTGGATAGGTAAGCATATCCGTAAATCAAAACCAGATTACGTTGTTCATATAGGAGATTTTTCTAGTTTAGATTCTCTTAGTTTTTTTCAAAAGAATAGTACGCAGCAAGGTAAGTTAAAAGATGCTTTTATGGTTGATATAGCTTCTATGAAATCTGCATTAAAAATTTTAGATAAATATGTAAGTGATTACCCCAGGCATTTTTGTATGGGAAATCATGAGCTGCGCATACATAGGTTTGAAGAAAATATACCTGAGATACAAGGTATGATGAAACATCAATTATATTCTAGTTTTAAAGAATATGGTTGGTCTGTTACAGAATATGGAGAATTTAAATTTATAGCTGGTGTAGGATTTGTTCATGCACCATTAAATATTATGGGTAAAGAATACGGTGGTAAAAATGGTGAAGTACAGATAGGAAATGACAGTGTACATGACTTAGTATTTGGTCATACTCATAAAGCTAGAGATTGGAAAGCTATTAAAATAGGGTACGACAAATGGGTAAGGATAGTAAATGTCGGTTGCTCTTTACCACATGGTCATATAGAAGAATATGCTAAGTTAAATATGAATGGTTGGTCTTGGTGTATTACTGAGTTAGGCATTTGGGATAACCATATCCAAGAAGTAAATTTTATTTCTATGGATAGATTGGAGAGAGAATATGATTAAAAATATTTGGAATAAAATAAACTTATACTCTTTAAGTAAAAGAGGAAAGATTGCAGTAGCTGCATTAGCAATTATTATTATTGTTCTTATAGTTGGTTGGGCTGCATAAATGTTAGGTGGATTGCCAGTAGAAATGATTACTATGCTAGGAAGTTCAGTTCTTGGTGGAGTAATGTCTATATGGTCACAATCCATTAAAGCAAAACAAGATCAACAAAAAATGTTATTGGCTAGAGCTGATGCTCAGATGTCATACATTGATAAAGCTAGATCTTATGAGAATAAAGGCTTTCAGTTTACAAGAAGGATCATTGCATTAACAGCTGTGTTCTTTATTATTGCTTGGCCGAAGTTAGCACCTGTATTTTTTGATACTACGGTTGTTTTAACTTGGACAGAATTTACTAGTGGGTTTTTATTTTTAATTGAAAAGAAAGAGATCGTGATGGATAAAACATTTAATGGTTTAATTATTACTCCATTAGATACACATTTGATGTCAGCGATCATTGGACTGTATTTTGGTGGGAGTTTAGTTAAAAAGTAGCTCATATTTGAGCATACAGAGGCTAATTATACAGTTTAGGTAGAATCATACACAAGAGTTTCATCTTCCTCCCATTGATGAAAAAAAGGGGGTTTATGTGCGTTCACTCACATTACCCCCTAATTTTAATGATCACGATGTAATTGTATAGGATAAATTACAAAAACCTATGGCATCACATCAAATAGGAAACGAAAGGAGAAACCTATTCATGTCTAATCATTAAACCTTTTGTTATAACATCTAATACAATACCAATCACAACTATCAGCTCTGTTCTGATTAGTAGGTATGTATGCTATTAGATTGTCTTGTAGATATTCTTTACTACAATCAGCACATTCATAAAAATTAGAATGGGATATCTTCTGCTGGATCTTCTGTTCTAGCGTTTGTTTGCGATTGAACTTTAGAACTTGAGCCATCTTTGCCCCCAATCATTTTTAGAATACCTTTGAATCTAGGTATAATAATTTCTGTGGTGTATTTAGTTTCACCATTAAGATCATATTGTCTAGTTTCTATTTGACCTTCAATGTATAAAGTAGTTCCTTTCTTTACATATGTTTCAATAGTCTTAGCAATGTTAGGATCCCAACATACAACTTTATGCCATTGTGTTTTTTCTTGCCACTCACCAGATTTATTTTTAAATCTTTCTGAAGTAGCTAGAGAGAAACCAGCAAACTTTTCTTCTCTGGTAGAAATTTTTACTTCTGGATCGCTACCAACACGACCTAGTAATATTACTTTATTAATCATTTAGACCTCCAATTAAAGTATCTACTGAGTTCTTAATTCTAAGTAACTCATAGTGTATATCTGCTTTACTCATTGTAGCAGATAAATCTGTTTTGTCTTGAGTTTGTTCATTACTATCTACGTTTTGTATAAACGCATTTATAAAATGAAACAAATCCATTTCACCAACTAATTTATATTCTTTTTTACTTTTAGAATAATATTCAGCTTGTAATGGTGGGTGTAAATTTAATGGTAACTTATGTCCTTGTAACACCAGGCTATGTAATAATTCATTTACTTTCATATTTATCCTTTCTTATGTGTGTAGGCATGGAGAACATTGCCCAACAGCTAACCTACACACCGTACCCCTAGCTGTGGGCGACTATACTGTCTTAGTAACTTTACTTGGATCTACTTTTCCTGAGTATTTTTCTTCTAAATTTTTCACATATTTAGAATCATCAAACTTACCCATGAATATATCAGAGCAAAGTCCTAAGTGACTGAACGCTTTTGTTAATGCATCAGTCATTGCTTTCTTTGGTGCTTCGTCATCTAATGCACCAGTCTTTCTGTACATTTTTAATGGTGAACAAATAGGCCCATAGAAATCCCAAAAGCCTTCTTTGTTTTTATTTGTTGCAACAGATACTTCTGCAGCTACAACAGCAGTTTGATTAGTGTCCATACCATGATAACTGTAATCAACTCGGTATGTCCAGCCAGTACCTACTGGGCCAAACTGTTCTGTTATTTTCATAATCTGCCATTGTGGATCAATAGTAGTTATGTCACCAAAACCTTTGTTAATGCGTTTGGTAAATCTAGGATCAGTTTCTTTTAAACTATCCCATACATTTCTGTTATCTTTCGTCATTGTACCTCCATACTTTAGTGTTGCTACCGAAACTATTTTTTCTTCTGTCACCAGAATCAATTATATATTGTAATAATTTTAGTTCAGTAAATCTTGGTCTAATTGATAATATACTTTCAGATAATATTTCTGCTACTTCTTCAGGTGTAGCTCCATAGTTACCTTTTCGTTTTACTATCTTTAAACATTCTGTACGCAGATTAGTTGATCTAGAATCAATTTTTTCTGCTGCCTCTTTGCTAGTTGAGTTTTCCTTGTAACCAGCTGTTAGAGGATATTTCTTCTCCAAAGTGTAACGCGATGTCATGTTCATTTTTAATTTTCCCCATTAGATCAAAGTCAACATATTCTGGTGGTGTAATATCATTCATTACATGAAACCAAAATAAGTGACACGCTATTTCTAGTTTTTGTTGAAAAGGCTTATCCCTTTCTATTGTGTATACTTTATAGTTATGATTACCATAAAGCACAGATAACACAGCTTTAGAAAAACCTGTGACCATCATATAATGCTGCACTTGGGCATAATATCTTTCTATTAATTTATCTTCTTTAGTAAACGGATTTGTATGTTTAGCTTCAAAGACTTTGCCTTTTGCAACACCATCTAGACTACCATAAATATATTCATATTCAGGGTGTGTCCAAACACTATTTATATTAACAACCCTTTCTCCAGTAACTTCTTGATACCAGCGTCTGTTGAACTC